AACAGTACCTAGCGGTCCGATTCCCATATTATTAACAGTATTAGCCATCTATCCTCCCTTGTATTTTCAATTTTATTATTTTATTAAGCAAGTGTTCTCACCAAGTTAAACTCAATGAATACGAATTCAATTGCATAAACTGGCACAATACCTATTCTTGCTCTTAGTTCATTTCTTGCTATAACATCAGATGTATTAAGCTCTTCATCACATTTAATAACAAAATCTTGTGCGCCATTATTGCTTACGAGATTTGTTAAAATTTGTGAACAAGCCGTAATGAAAGCAGATCTGGTTGCAGCGTTGTTTGGCTCAAATATGTATTGTTTAGCAATACTCTTAATTGACTTTTCAACATAGAACAACATTCTGCGAACATTCACTCTATCAAGAGCGGTTGGTGTTCTTTGAAGAGTTTTCTGACCCCAAATTACAAAGCCGTTAATATCAGGATAAGTAATAATTGGGTTAATAGCGTTGTTATTGCCATACATGAGATCTCTTTCAGCCAAAGTAGGTCGGCTGAAAACATTATTGATATTTGGCACAGCACCTCTGTTTAAACCGGCTGGAGCATACCATGGACCAGAAACGGCATCACTTTGGCAAATAGCTGCAAGAACTGATCCTGAAGGAGGAACCCAAACAGGGATGTTATTAAAAACATCAGTCATTTCAACCCAAGGGTAATAAAGAGCAGCAAAGTCTGTGTCAAGTCTTGTGTTGTTGAGAGGATGAACACCATTTTGCCAGTTAATGATTTCATTAACAGTTAAACCAAATGGAGGATCAATAATTGCCAAAGCATCTTGACGATAACTTTCGCAAAGATCAATTAAAGCTCTTACAACAGCAGTAGAACTTCTGCCGGGAGTTGCAACAAGATCAATATCAATTTGTTCGGGTTCAGAAAAAGTATATAGACCAGTTCCTGCTGTTGGATTACCAATAATTAAATCATCTTGATCATCTGGATCAAGAGGAATACCATCGGTGCCACCAGACAAAGCTAATCCAGTTACGCCTGTATTAGAAGGAGGTGCTGGAACTACTGTATTGTCAGTAACTCTAATGTAATTGCTTACTGTGTTGATATAAGACTCAACATAGAAAGAAGATGAAACATTTTTAGTTAAATTGCCCCAAGATTCAACTTGTTGCCCATTATTGTAAACTTGAATTTGGAAAGTACCATCGTATTGATTTGTACTAATAAAAATTCTAGTTTCATTTCCTTCAATACCGGGACTATCAGCATAAACAGTAAAGCTAATACTACCAGAAGTGTTACCACTACCTGTAACCTTACCACCTTCAAATGTTGAGCCTTCACCAGAGACACGAACAGGTGATGCACCAGAAGCAGTAGTATTGCTTAATCCAAAAGCTACATCCATCGTGCTTTCTAGTTTGATCAACAATTTGCTTTCTATGCCATGAGCCAAAGTGTTGAACACCAAGTGATCAGAACCATCATCACTTACATCAAATCCACCGGGAAGAGAGGCAATTTGAGTTTGAATTTCTGTTACAACTTGTGCTGTAGACCAAGATGATCCTGCAAGGGCAGATAAATCAATTACTTGTACAACATCATCAATATTAACATTGCCTGTTCCTCTTACAACAACTTGTATAGCAGTTGCTAAATTGATACTACTAATTCCAGCAAAATTCCATGTTCCTGCTGATGTATAAATATCATCAGGATATTTGTTTTCAGTTCCAGTAAGCGTAGCTTGAGTCATCAAAGTGCCTAAACCAACGATACTACTAACACCTCCATAAATTGCATCTTGGTGAGAAACCAATTCAATTGAAGAAGATGTTCCGTAAGCCCAAACAGATCTAAGACCTAATACAAAGTTAGGATCTGTTCCAGCCTCATAAAATTCAATTCCATCAACAGTTGGGTCAAGTTGTGCATTTAACTCATCAACTAACTCTTCTACTGTTGAATATGTGTCAGCTTTGACAGTAAGAATTTTACTGGCAAGCACACCATTAAGTTTCCAGCTAAAGTAAGCATCATCAGCAAAAGTATAAGGAGCAGTAGCATCACCTATAATGTCAACAATCCCACCAGCGGCAGGAACATCTTCTGATGCTGAAGTTGCTTGAGTTCCACTTGTTGGATCGGTATCAGCGACTCTAGTAATAACAACTTCGCTTGATACTCTAAGAACTTGCTGTGCTGCATAGATCAAATAAGGATCGCCAGTATCAGGATGTGGATTACCAAATTTTGCAACCAAATCAGTTAAAGTTGTGACACTAGTAGGTGTATTAATTGGTCCCTTGCTAGCAAAACCAACTAAAGCAACCTTATGGAAGCTTGTTGTTGGACTAATAAAAGTCAAATCGTTTTCTGTAATTCTCACAGAAGGACTAATTGTGTTGCTTGCAGGAAAGCCTCGTAAAGTTGCCATTTTACTTTTCTCCCTCAGTCAAAATATTATTTGGTACATATCTAGTTTTGATAAGACCCATTTTTTCTACTCTTTCTATATATGCAGTAGACCTTTCATCTTCTAAATTATAAATATTTTTTTTAGAACCTAATCCTGGTATGTTTAATGTTGTAAAAGAATTTACTTTTTTTTTGCTTTTTATTACAACTTGAACAGGATGCTTACAAACATTAGTTATTTCTATCATGGGTTTGGTGCTATCTCCTCAATTTTTGAAAGTACCTCAGTAATAGAAGATTCGTCTACTGAATTAACTAAATCTGCTTTTACTACTTTGATCAAAGAATCGTACAACTTTGCTGGCATTGGCACGAATGTTTCTGCTGTTAAATTAAATTGAAATTTAACTACTCTAAGTTTTGCATCTCCCGGCTCTGTTTCTAAATTACTTGCAATCGAATCCAATCTCACAATTACTTCTTGTAAAATTCCTCTTACTTTTAGATACGCAACTAAACTAAATTTTGTAACTATTTGTTCAAATATTTGGTTCATGTCTTCTAGTTGCATTGTCCAAGCATAAAGTATATATGAGATATTTATTGGTATGCCTCTGGCAACTCCAAACAATGTTTCTTTATTTTGATATTTTGGACCTTTTTTATAAGTGTTACCAGTATATGCATCAATATAATTTAACGCTTGATGATAAGTATATCTTTTTGTATCAAACTCATATCCAGTTGCGCTTATTGCTAACATTGGCAACCTGATTCTATCAACTACTAATGTTTCATCTTTGCGAACATTTTCTTGTAATATTGCTGCTACTGCCCTTTCTTGTGTTGCCCAAATAATAGGGATAGGATGTGCTTTCCCGTTTTCATCAATCACAACAATATTACGAAACAAATCCATAACACCTTCATCAGTTCCTCTCAATGCTTTTGAATATCTGTAAACAGTATTTTGGTTTATATCGTCTGTTATGTCATTTACAATTTTACCGGCTTGCATAGGATCACAGTTATTAGCTGCGCCATTGCCAAGATTATTGACAAAATTATCTCTAAGCCAATCAGCAGCACCATTGTCTCCCACATTATTTTGATTGTCAGGTTTTACATGACAGTCCATACCGGGAGGTGGATCTTGATTATTAGATCTTCCTAATAAGCTTTGATCAGGACAAGGATTTATTTGCTTTTCGTATTGGTTAGGATTTGGACCTATAGGTAGCATAAAATTATTTAGTCTTGTTCATATTTATTTTACTCCATTAAAACATGGAAAAGAAAACCAAAGTCCTTTATAGAACTTACGGAACTTGTATTGGTCCCCGTAAGATAAAAATTGAAATCCCCGGTTTTGCTGGTGAGAGTAATGATCACACTAATGGCAGTAAAGCTCAACCATTTCATTGTCTGCCATTTGTAGATGGAAGCACATATGGACTTGAATTAATATATCATTTTGAAACCACAACAATTGTTAAAAATGTAAAAGGTAAATTGATATTTGATGGCGACTGGTCAAATGAAAAATTGACTGTCAAATATTCTAGCATACCGCCTTTCGGCACATTTGCTGAAGGACATTATGGATTTACATCAAGTCTAGACATATTAGCACCACCGGGGCATTCAGTTAGAATAGAACCGCATCCAAGTTTTTACACTGATCCTACTTGGAGTACACCTTGTGCTGTTCCCGGTCATATTCGTTCTGAATTTTGGAGCAGTATATTTTTTGTTGTATTCAAAGCACCTTTAGAAGGACAACAACAAATTTTTCAAAAAGGAAAACCATACGCACAAATATTAATTGTGCCTAATAAAGTAGAATATGATATTCAAGAAATGCCTGATGATATAAAAAAGAAAAGAGAAAAGAGAAATGATACAATATTCAACAATAGAAGAAAAGTTGCTAAACATGTTTGGAAAGATAACATCAATCAAGAATTTGACGATAAATACAAACAATTAAAAATGATATTTGAAAAAAAAGGAATTGAAGGAGTCGATGAGTTCTTAAATAAAATTACTGCTTGTCCAGTAATTAAAAGTAAACTGAGATACAAGTTGTTAAATTATAAAAAACTTAATAAAAGCAAAAACGCCAGATAAAATCTGGCGTTTTCTTTATTGATTTTTTTGTGGCTACTACATTCCTCCGTAGCCACCACCCATACCGCCGCCTCCCATATTTCCACCCATACCGCCGCCTCCCATGCCGCCGCCCATACCTCCACCACCCATACCGCCGCCAAATCCTCCAGCCATATCGCCGCCTCCCATGCCACCACTCATATCTCCACCGGGACCACCACCTCCCATATTTTCCATACCACCCATAGGAGGACCACCCATGCCACCCATATCAGGTGCTTTTCCCTTTTTGTCTTGGTCTTGATCTTCTT